CCTGCTCAGGTTCACCCATAGGTGCTTGCTGCTCCTGCATTTTCTTAGCAGTGTCTTCTGTCTCTAAGTGTACAGCTTCTGATACACCTTCAGGTAGAGTAGTAGGGTCAATACTAATAGGAAACTTATTAGCACCAAATAGTACTTCTACAATTTGACCGTAAGCAGCTAGTACCTTAGTCTTTGTAACCTTAACAAATACTCTAGACTTCTCTGATGAAGTAAACTTTACATCTGGTCCATAAAGACCTCTATAGTTTCTGTACGCTTTAATCCAGCGTTGCTCTTCACCATTCCTAGATGTTTCAGCTTTATCAAAACGTTTTTGTATATAACTTACAATAGATCCAACTGAAGGATCACTAAGAGATTCTTTATCTGTATCCTCTATAAAAGATACTTCAGCATCTTCCATGTGAACTTCTTCACCTAAGATTTCGTCTTCTTCCATATTATTTTACCTTCCAAGGTCCGTTATCAAAATCGTACTGTTCTTGACATTTAGGACAACTATCAAACTTATCTGTATTATAAATTATAGAACACTTTGAGCAGGTCACTAACACTTTAATATCCAAACGTTGAATCACTCATTTGAAATCCAGAGTTTTGAGTATCAGGGTTGTAGTCAAACAAGTTACTTCTTGGTCTTGTCATAATACCATACCTGATAGCATCATAGATGTGGTCTTCAGATTTAGTATCTACATCCTCAGGATTGTTTTTATCTAGAGGTAGTGAGGGAAGTTGAGCAATTGTATTATAACAGCTACTAAAGAAAGTTATTCTTGGTTCTTCTGTAAAGTCATCTATCTGTAATCTTCTGTGTAATTCATTCTTACCTGATACACGAGAACCTTTTGATCTGTCGGCTGGTCTAAAACGACAACCTTTTTGTATCATCTGTTCTGCTAGTGAAGGACCAGTGTCACCTCTCTTATGCCAGAGAGAACTGTCAAGAACACCATATCTTATTTTCTCGTTAGATTCAAGATCTAAAATCATATCAGCTAAATCTGTAGCTAAAACTTTACTAACGTACAATTCTCTATAAACAATTAGCTGTTCATCAGGAGCTACCGCAAACCATATAACAGCAGAGTAAGATCCGTATCCATAGTCGGCTGCTCTAAACCTAGGCCAGTTACTTGGTATCTCGTATGGATCTACCACATGTATTCTTCTACTGAACTCTGGGAAAGCTGCACCTTCATTAATATCCCAATCCCCTTCCAACAATTGTCTCCGTTGGTGCTCAGGCAGAGAGAGTAGGTTGGCTTCGTACATCCCATCATCAGACAGATAAGGATTATCAAACAAAGTCGCAGGGATAAACTTTCTCTTGAAAAGAGGTTCTCCCTCTCTAGTATGTCCTTTAGGCCAGCAGATTACCTCACCTTCGTTATCTGTAGCCCAGAATGCATGATCAGGTTGACTAGGATCTATAAAGTATCTCTTAACCCACATGTGGCCTGGACCACCGGGATTGCTTGTAGCTCTCATGTAGAGAGGTAACCCTGAAGCCTTAGTAGTACGTAGACGTGACCTCATGTAGTTCCATGCATAATCTGTAGGCCACTGTGTTAGTTCGTCAAAACCTATCCAGTTAAATGCTTGACCTTGGTATCTCATAACGTCATCGTCACGGTCAAGGTAAGACATCCAGAGAGTTGCACCACTAGGTGCTACCCAAGTCTTGTCTCGTTCCATAAACTTAATACCGGGAATAGCTCTTGGGTATAACTGCTTACTTACTGATATAAGTTCTCTTAGTTCTTCCGTTGACCTACGTACTAGAAGCATTCTAGCGTTAGGGTTGTTTAAGTATCTTACTGGATCTGCTACTAGACTGTAGCTCTTACCACCACCTGCAGCACCACCATACAATACTTCTTGTTCTGTAGCTGCTAGGAATGTTGTTTGAGGTCCAGCGTTAGGTTCAAAGATAACATCTCTAGGAACTTCTTCTACTTCACTCTGTGGTAGACTCGGTTTCGCTGCTGAGGTCTGACCATCCATCTCCAAAGATTCGCTTGGTTTCTCTACCACCAAGTCTTTGCTTTTCAATCTTCTCCGCTTTCCTTTGCGCTTCTTTGTATTTCCTAGCGTAGTTGCGGTAGTTAGAGGAAGCTCTCCTGCGTTTTTCTTCGATCCTGACACGTTTGTCTAACCCTACATGTGATATATATCTGCCTGACTTATCTGATAACCACTTGGATACTTTTCTCAAACTATAGTCCTGTAGAAATAATTTTGCTTTTTCTAAAAGTTCTAATTCTTCTGGTATAGGTATAAGCAAGTCAAGATCTTCTTCATCTTGCTTGTAGCCGAAAGGTACATGTCTTCCAACTCTTATGATAGGATACCACTCACCTTTTTCGCCTCTGAGTGGTACTTGCCAATCTATTTTATTTGGGTAGGTAGCCTCTGATGCTCTAGCCGTTTTAACTTTCGTCATCACTATCCTTAGACGGTAGGATAAACACTGGCTCTGAGGTTTTTACTTCTACCTTCTCTGTCTTTGTAAATCCTGCTCTGTCTAAGATATCTTTAGCTGCAAGCATTTTTTCTTTTACACCCAAGTCTGTTGGATCAGCCATTACACTAAACATTGTATAAGCAGCTTTAGTAGAGGACTGGGATATAAACTTTTTAGTTAGTTCTACTATCTCATCTGTTAAAGGAGCTACAACCTGTGCTGTAGCTACACCTTCAGAGTATCCTGCAAGCTTCTTAGCTTTAACAGGATCTCCTTGGGCTTCATCAAACAGAACGTCTAAGAACTTCTGTTGTTTATCTGTTAGCTGTCTCGCCATAAACTCTTTCTCTTATTTCAGATCTACCGATACCTAGATCCTTAAGCTCACGCTCAGATAGATTTATCAGTATATGATAGTCTGCTCTACGCTGTTGTGATTGCTGTATAGCTTTCATCACACGGTTACAATATTCTTTCCACATATAAAAATCTCCAGTTTGGTTTTGTGCAAGTTGGCTAAGAATACCAACTGGAGACTAGTTTTACACATATAGTTATAACATACTACAGATAATATTGCAACCCCGTTATGTCGGCTGGTAATACTCAGCACCTGATAAGATAACATGAAAGTCAGAACTGCTTTCTTCAAATCCTATAATCTTATCCCCTGCAGCTAATGCAAGGTATGCTCCACCCTCTATTACTTCTTCAATACCATTACCTGCTACACTATGCTCATCTATAATGAAATGATAGGTTGTAGTAGCTGCTTCATACCACTGAAGACTATACTTCTTTGTAGAACTAGAGCCACTAGATACATGCAAAAAAGTGATGAGTGACACATGGTTGTTAGGACACGTATACACTACATCACCACTAGCACCACCTGAGGTAGCTGATAAGTTCTTTGCTTTAGTAAAGTATTTAGCTGTAGCAGGGTTTGCCATTACTTTTTCTTTTTACCTGTGACCGCTTTTTTAACTTTAGTAGTCCAAGCTTCATTCTCTGGAGTAGAGGGATCATCCTTAATGTAATGACCCTTATCGTTTCTAGCTCGAACCTTCTCTGTGTTCTCAGCTAACCAAGCTTCTACTTCTGGATCTTTAGTAAGCCATTGACCATAACTTAGTTGACCTACAACATCTCCACGAGAATTTACTATTTGATCTTTTTCAAGACCTTCAAATCGAAACATTAGTACTTCCCTTCTACACCAAATTTCTTTTTGTGTTGAGTAATAGTTTCTTCTTTATACCTAGTGGTATACTTCTTATCTCTCCACATAAAGGTAGCGTTACCAGCTTTTCTATTACGTTTAAAAGCTTTACCAAAAGACTCGTTAGTTACTGGACCAGCCGCTGCTCTAGGTGGAGCAGTTCTGTCAGGCTTACCAGTCTTCTTAGGTTTAGTTATAGTCTTTGGTGCTGGGCCTCTGTCTGTCTTTGTCTTAGGAGTATTCCTTGGAGTTACAGTGCTCTTATCAATCTCTGGTCCACCCTCTAAAGGTGCTATTCTTGCAGCAGCAGGAGCACTTCTAAGGTTACGTGGAGGAGTATTTGTTCTTCCCGGAACTCTTGTCAGAGGTGGTTTAGTCCTTTTAGGTTTAGCTGTATTAGTAGGTGTAAAACCTCTAGTTGTTTTCTTTGTTGGAGAAGTTGTAGACACCTTAGGTTTAGCAGGAGCTTTTGGCTGAGATGACTTGTTAGGAGCAGTAGTCCTACGTCCTACAGGTGGGTCTTTACGAAGTGAAACATTAGGACCAACTGATTTACTTTGATTTGGTTTCTTAAGTGGTAACTTTACATTTGGTGCTTTAGTCTGAACATCAGGTGCTTTTGTTATTTTAGCATTCTTAGGTAGTTTAGTCTTAGGTATTCTCTTACCACCATTTTTTACTAAATTATCTGCAAGTCTTTTAG